ACCTCCAACCCCACGTGGAAGGAGGCCTTCCGGACAGAATCCGAGTTCCTCAAGGAACTCCAGGACTGCCATGACAATGCAGCCGTGGATTCCAAGTTCGACGGCACCTCGTTCAACGACGAGTTCCTCAAGCGCGTCCAGCGCCTCGCCCATGCCTACACCCTCTCGTGGAGCTACTGACATGCGCCAATCCGTCTTCAACCATGTGGTCAAGGGCTTGATCTCTCAAGCCCACCCCTCCGCCGAGAGGCGCCACGGAGCCATCGGGTGCCTCTACCGTGGCGGAGCGGAAATCCGCTGCGCCGTGGGCTGGATGATCCCTGACTGCCTCTACTCCCGAGGCATGGAAGACCTTGGGAGCAACGAACTCTTGGAATACTACCCAGCCCTCCGAGAATCCCCCATGATCTCCCAGTTCACTCCCCAAGAACTGGAACTCCTCCAGCTGTACCACGACGATGCTGCCCACAAGTTCTGCCGGGAGGGCAACCTCGCCAGCGACTGGCAACGCTTCATTCGGGAAGCCCTCGCCAACTTCGCCAACGCCGCCAACCTCATCATGGAGGTCTGAGATGTTCACCATCCAAACCCGCTCTATCAGCGGCTGGGAACCCCTGCAAGGCAGCTACGACCTGCTCTCCCAAGCCCTCGACGAACTCTGGGAGATCCTCATCGAGGACCGCCTGGCCTACAAGGACGGCTACAAACCCGACTACACCACCTGGGAGGACTACCGCATCATGCAGGGTGATGAACCCATCATCTCCTTCGAACCCAAGTGACGGCGCAAGGCTGCCATGCAAACTTTGCATGACTCGCCGCCGCCCCGTCGTGCCATGCTCCGCCCCGTTCTTCCCTCCATTCCGGATATAACCCATGCAGAACCGTATCTACTCCATCGATAATGCCAAGGCTGCCAAGTCCCAGGCTCACGGGTGGCTCAACGCCATCCACTACATGGCACCCCACACCCTTGGCGGTGCGGGCAACCTCTGCCCCTACAGCACCCCGGCCTGCCGGGAAGTGTGTCTCGGCTGGTACTCCGGCCATGCCGCCATGGTGAAGGGGGACGGCCTCAATAGCGTCCGCCAGTCCCGCATCCACAAGGCATGGCGCTTCATGAATGACCGCCCGGCCTACCTCCGGGACATGGTCAAGGCCACCGAGTCCCTCCTCCGCAAGGCTCTCTCCCTCCAGCTCCAGCCCTGTGCCCGTCCCGATGGCAGCACCGACATCGGCTGGGAGCGTATCCCCGTGGTGCGCAACGGCATCACCTACCCCAACATCATGAGCGCCTTCCCCGAGATCCAGTTCACCGACTACACCAAGAACCCCCACCGCATGCAGCGTACCCTCCCCCCGAACTACCACCTCACCTTCAGCGCCTCCGAGTCCAACCTGGACCAGTGCCGCCAGTTCCTCCGTGCTGGCAAGAACGTGGCCATGGTCTTCCACTCCATGCCCACCTCGTGGGAAGGCTTCCCCGTCATCAACGGTGACCTCCACGATCTCCGGCACCTCGATCCCAAGGGAGTGGTCGTTGGCCTCACTCCCAAGGGCCGCAAGGCCAAGGCCAACAACACCTTCGTCCTCTAAAGGAGTTCCTCCATGTTCAAGCTCACGTCCAGCGTCCCCGTCCCCTGCAAGGGTCGTCCCTTCAAGTATCCCTTCAACACCATGAAGGTGGGGCAGTCCTTCCTGGCTCCCCCTCACCTGCGGCACAACATGCGGGTCCTCGTCTCCTACCACAAGCGCCGAGGCCGGGGCGAGTTCACCTGCCGCGTCACCCCGGAAGGCATCCGAGTCTGGAGGACCGCATGATCTACATCGTCAACACGCCCAGCAACACGGTGCGCCCGGCACTCGTACTCTCGCAGCGCCTGGCTCTGCCCATCTACGACGAACCGTGGGGCACCAGCATCCCCATCACCAACCTCGAACCCACGGGCCTCGACCGGCAGTCCTTCATCGTCCTGTCCCAGACGTGGCATACCTTCCGCAAGAAGCGCCACATCGGAACCCTCGACGTGGAGGATCGACACCGACTTCGTCGTGCAGTCAACACCTACAAGCCTGCCCTGCGGAGCGAGATGGACACCCTGTGAACGTCCTCGCCATCGCAGTCCTCGTCATCCTGTTCTTTCTCATTATGAGGTAACCCAATGCAGATCAACATCTCCCAGACCCACGAGTCCGCCGGCCTCACCAAGGTCTGCGACTTCACCATCGAGAGCAACGCGGTGATGATCCGCGCTCTCACCTCCCGCCTCTACTCCAACCCCATCTCCAGCATCCTGCGCGAGCTGGCATCCAACGCCCTCGATGCATGCAGCACCAAGCCCATGGTATTGCACATGCCGAGTCCCCTCTCTGCCAAGTTCGTGATCCGTGACTACGGTCCCGGCCTCTCCCCTTCCGAGATGGTCAACATCTTCACGCGCTTCGGCAACTCCACGAAGCGCAACACCAACTCCCAGATCGGTGGCTTCGGCCTCGGTGCCAAGTCTCCCTTCGCCATCTCCAACAGCTTCACCATCCGCAGTTTCCACAACGGTGTATGCAGCACCTACATCGCCAGCATCGGCAGCGATGGCATGCCCGGCCTCCATCTCACGGACAGCAAGCACTCTGACGGAACCGGACTCGAGATCTCCGTGCCCAGCACCAACTACAACGCCTGGCAGGAAGCCCTCTCCCAGATCCAGTTCTTCGAGCCCCGCCCCATCGTCGTGGGTGGCGAACTCCCCACTCCCAAGATCGTCTTCGACCATCCCGACTTCATCCTCTTCGAGCAAGGCAAGCCCTTCATCCTCGTGGGTCCCGTGGCCTACCCCCTCGACCACAACAAGATCTCCAACCTCTACAGCTACAGCCCCATCGCACTCAAGTTCCCCATCGGTACCATCGAGGTCACCGCATCCCGCGAGGAAGTCGTCTACACCCCGCAGCTCATCCAGCAGATCGTCTACCGCACGACGCAGGCTCGCACCACATACGAGTCCCACCTCAAGGAAATCCTTCCCACCCTCACCTCGGCAGCCTCTGTCTTCCAGCGCGTCCAAGGCATCTGGTTCGACCTCACCGTCAACTTCCGTGGGCACAACGTCAACAACGCACATGGCGTGGCCCTCGAACCAGGCACAGACAGCAACAACCGAGGCAAGAGCGAGTACTGGATCTTCGACTCCCGCGAACGTCGCCGCGTCAAGTGGAGGCTTGATCACAGCCACGAGTACTACGCCTACTGGAAGCCCAACGACGAGGTCTACCTCATCGACAGTGACGACTGGCTGCGTCGTGTCCAGCATCACCACTCCAAGGGGGGCAACCACAAGGTCATCTGCGCCAAGGATCACAAGCCCCTCGACCTCCTCGACATTCCCTACATTCGCACCTCCAGCATCGACATCCCCAAGAAGCGTAGGCAACGCACCCTCTACACCTACGTGGGGAACCGTCGCGTACCTACCACTTCTGCCATCCTCCCGCACTACCTCGTGGTGGAGGACAGCAAGGTCGCCATCGGGGACAAGATTTTCAACATGTGCTCAGACCTCTACAAGGAAATCGGGGGTCTTCTGGGGTGCGAATTCTACGTGATCTCCCCCACCTCCGTGGCCCTGGCTGAGAGCAAGGGTGCCACCAACATCCTCCCCGTCATCGAGGCCGAGGTCCGCAAGTGGATCTCTCTCAACGAGACCCGCATCGTGGGGCACGATTCCTACCAACGCTATGTCCGGTACGAGGTAGGCGACCAGTGCAGGGCAGCCCTGCACAAAATGCAATTGCTCCCGCCCGCACCTTCCGGCATGACTGTCCCCGACGTTGTCGCCGCCTTCCCCAAGTTGTGGTCCGCCTCCCCCGTGAACTGGAGCAAGACCATGGGTGACCTTCTCGCCAAGTACCCCATGCTGGAGTGCATCCTGCATTCCCGGCATGACTGCACCGCAATCATCAACCTCATCACCAAGTGAAAGGAGCTACCATGTACCCTCACCTGATCACCACCAACACCGTTACCATCGTCCGCGACGGTGACACCCACACCATCGACTCCTCCTGCCCCCAGTTCACCAAGGTCCTCGACCTGGTGCGGCAGGGTCTGTGGGACGAGGCCATCGAAGCCATGTCTCCCGCCGTTGCCATCTCCACCTACGCCGGCACCTCCCTCGTGCTGGACGGCAACACCATCCTGCGCAACGGCACCCCGGTGGACCACTCCCTCGTCCCCCATATCCTCACGATGAGGGACAAGGGCTTCGACATCCAGCCCCTCATGCACTTCCTCGACAAGGTCATGCAGAACCCCTCGATGCGCAGCCGCAACCAGCTCTGGCGCTTCGTCAGCACCAACAACATCGCCATCACCCCCGATGGCAACCTCCTCTTCTTCAAGAAGGTCAAGGACAACTACTACGACGTGCACACCGGCAGGTCCAACCAGTACACGGTGGGCTCCACCCACACGATGCCCCGCCACGAGGTGGACGATGACCCGGAGCGCACCTGCAGCACCGGCCTGCATGTCTGCAGCTACGAGTACCTCCGCAACTTCGGCGGGGATCGCACCCTCATGTGCGAGGTGAGCCCTGCCGATGTGGTCTCCGTGCCCATCGACTACCACAACACCAAGGTCCGGGTCTCTTCCCTGCGTGTCCTCCGCGAGGTGGAGAACCCCGAGCCCCTCGACACCGGCGTCTACGACGAGTGCCCCTTCTGACAACCTGGTCCCCCTGCCCCGAGGTGGGGGGACCTCCCTTCCAAGGAGACCATCATGCAAGACCTCGAAGAACTCGGCGTACACGTCATCCGCAATCTCCACGAGCTGTCCCGTACCATGTCCGGTGTCGATGCCTTCAACTTCCGCATGGAGTTCTACACCAAGCTCATCGCATCCGACCTCGTGCTCTGCGTGAAGACTGACAAGATCGAGGATGCACTCGACCTTCTCCAGCACCGCATCACCGAGATCTACCTCGCCCTCCAGGACAAGGACACCAAGCATTGAAGCCCTCCGAGATCTTCCGCAAGCTCGACAGCATCGACACCGTCACCGACGAGGATGTCGAAGCCATCATCACCAACCTCAGGGACCTCGTGTCCAAGATCAGAAAGGCAAGAGGCGATGAACCCCTCCCCGTACAAGATACCGACGACGCTGGAAAAGCATCGTGAGTTCCACGAACTCGCCAACGATGCCGACTGGGCTGGCGACTTTCATACCGCCAACCTCTTCCGTCGCATAGCCAGCGATTACCTCACCCGACACATGAAGGGTGACCTCTTCGATCCCCCGTTCTGAGGAGAACATCATGCACTACACCAACAGGAACAACATCCCCGAGCCAGTGGCCTCCGCTCTCATCCCCACCTACGACAACGGGGGTGCGGACATCTCGGTCACCTCCCTCTGGAAGCCACCGCAGATGGTCTCCCTCGTGAAGAAGCACGACGACGAGATCTACATGGACATCGACGACAACGTGGCATCCTTCATCGGCACCGCAGTGCACGAGAAGATCAAGCGGCACGATCCCTCCAACCTCAAGGAGATGCGCCTCTTCGCCAACGTCGAAGGCCTCACCCTCTCCGGTGAGTTCGACCGCTACACCATGGAAGCCTCTACCATCCTCGACTACAAGGTCACCTCGGCCAAGGCATTCATGAATGCCACGCACCGTGAGGACTGGGAGAACCAGCTCAACACCTACGCCTGGCTGATGCGCCAGCATGGCGAGGAACCCAAGGCACTCATGGCCATCGTCTTCATCAAGGACTTCTCCAGGTTGGAGGCCAAGCGCAATCTCACCTATCCGCAGCAGCAGATCCACGTGGTTCCGCTCACGCTCTGGGACAACGACACCGCAACGCAACGCATCACCCAGCGTGTCCTCCTGCACCGCAGCAACACGGAACCCTGCACTCCCGACGAGATGTGGATGCGCCCCGGCAAGTGGGCAGTCCGCAAGGATGGACGCAAGACTGCGATCAAGCTCTGCTCCTCCCTCAGTGAGGCCGAGTCCTTCATCTCCACCCAGTCTGACAAGGGGAAACTCTATGTTGAAGAACGTCCCGCCCTCTACCTCCGATGCGACGAATACTGCAGCGCAGCGCCTTTCTGCCCTCAGAAGGCAGCACGCCAAGCGCCAGCGGGAATTGCAGTGGTCGAAGAAGATCTACCAGCAGATCTCTGAGCAACTCGGATGGTTCACCCCGGAAGATATCGCAGCCCTTGCCGGGGTCCCCATCCACGCCGCAAACTCACGCTTGAACCTCATGCTTCGCCAGCGCATAGTGCTGCGCGAAGAGGGACGTTTCCGTCTCATGACCCAGCCCGAACCGCCCAGCGACAGGGAGCGCCATCTCTCCATGCTGATGGGCAACCTCCGTTACCAGGACTTCATCCCAAGGAGATTGCAGAATGCGAATCCTCGTAGCCTGTGAGTACAGCGGTCGTGTCCGTGATGCCTTCATCGCACGGGGTCACGACGCAATCTCCTGTGATCTCCTCCCCTCCGAAACCCCCGGCCCCCATGTGCAGGGCGACGTGGTTCCCATGCTCGCCCAGAACTGGGACATGATCGTAGCCTTTCCTCCTTGCACCTACCTCAGCTCTTCCGGTATCCACTGGAACTCTCGCATCCCCGGGAGGGACAAGCTCACGCAGGAAGCCAGCGAGTTCTTCATGCTCTTCGCTAACTCCCCTTGCCCCCGCATCGCCATCGAGAATCCCGTGGGTGTCATGTCCTCCAAGTGGCGCAAGCCTGACCAGATCATCCAGCCGTGGATGTTTGGCGAAGATGCATCCAAGCGCACCTGCCTGTGGCTCAAGGGTCTTCCCACCTTGCAGCCCACCAACATCGTGACGCGCCAACGCTACGCCAACCAGACACCATCAGGGCAGAACAAGTTGGGTCCTTCTCCCCATCGAGCCAAGCTGCGCAGCCTTACCTATCAGGGCATCGCTGATGCGATGGCTGCCCAATGGGGGTGAAGTACAAGAACATCGACGGCAGCATCTTCCGTGGTGACAAGCAACTGCTCGTTGTTGTATCCGTGGAATGCAGGCCCGCACTTCGCAATCGCATCTGCGATATTCTCATCAACATCCTCGAAGAGGAGGAAGCCAATGGAAAAAGAACTGGCCGCCGCACTCGCATTGCTAGAGTTTCCGCATAGGGACTGGACCTTGCTGCCCGAGTACACGCAAGACCAGTACACCAACGACATCAGGCATTTCCTGGACGCGGTCGAACTCGCAGGCTACACCCTCACCCCCAAGGAGGCAACATGAGGATCGAATGCCGTAGGTGCATGGGCACCGGAATGTGCCAAGGAAACAAGCACACCCCACGCTGCACCAATTGTGAAGGCAAGGGGGTCCTGACTTACGTTCCTAACTTCGCAGTGAACCGAAGGTGCAGGCGCATCGCCAAGAAGACCGAGAAATCTGGCACCTTCCTTCATCCCTTCGTCCTCGCCAAAGGAGAACCGCCATGCGCATCCTAAGCCCCGAGCAAGCCTACTTCGCCCAGGAAGACGCCACCGAGGAGCAGCAGCTCGCCCAGTCCTCCCTCCGCACCGTGGAGAAGTACCAGGCTGCCACCCTCAAGGCCATCACCGCCTTCCTCGGTGACCTCCGCAACGTCATCGACGCCGAGAGCTGCGACGGTGGCAACGGCACCACCATCACCGACGAGGACTGGCAGAGCATCCTCAACATGGCGCACGACTTGGTCCACGAGCTGGGCTACGATCAGGTCCACGCCCTGCGAGAGAAGGGTGGCATATGACCCGCCCTCATCTCATCACCCTCACCCTCGCCGCCTACCTGATCATGTGGGCCTGCGCCATCTGGGAGGCACTGCCATGACTGACAAGATCGCGGAGATCCGCGCGCGGCATGCGCGGCATGAGCTTGTAGGAAGCAGCGGCTCCGTTATCGACACAACTGGGTTCAGCTGGACGATCCCGGGATTGGTAGCGCACGCCGACCGCGCCACGTTGCTGGCCGAGGTGGACCGACAGCGCGCAGAGATCGAGCGGCTGTTGCAGGCCATCGGGCTGGTGACGACTACGGTCCCTGACATGGAGATCGACATCGAGAACCCCGTGGGAATGGCGCAGCGCGTCGTGGCCGAGGTTGACCGGCTGCGCGCGAAAAACGAGCGGCTGCGAACGGTTTACGTTCTGATCGCGTCTAGGCAATCTGGGCCGGTTGACTCAGCGACCTGCTGGTACGAGGACAAGATCATCGGTTGCTACATCAGCCGTGAGGCGGCCGAAGAGACCGCTAAGTTGCTGATGGCAGACTGGCGCATCAATGAGTATGCGTTGGTGGGCAACTCATGAGATCTGAACTAATCGCAAATATCCCTTGCCCGCATTGCGAGAAACAAAATACAACACACCGACTAGTTAGAAAAGAAGATGGATTTACTAAGGTGAGTCGCCGCTGCACCAGTTGCGGTGGCGAGTGGACTCACACTTGGGATCGTGACTGGCTAGCGGATGCGAAGAACAGGAAACTGCGCGCGGAGAACGAGCGGCTGCGCGCGGATATCGAGCGGCTGCGCGAGGCGCTGCAAGAGTCCGCTTGCGCTTGCTCGTCTATCCGCGAGTGCGCTTCCGAATGGGCCAAAGACGGTAAGTGCCCGCATTTGATTGCGCGTGTTGCGCTGGAGGGCAAGCCATGACCCCCCAACCAAAGCACCCCCAGCAGATAGCGTTGGCGCAGCGCCGATTCAAAGGACACGCCTCTGGCATCGAGCCCGTGCTGAAACATCTACATTCCCTCTTGAAGCAACGGCCAGGCTATGTTACCCAGATCTACCGGCGGGCTGGTGTCGATACCAAGACACCGCGCCGTTGGTTTCGTAGAGGTTCACCTACCATAGCATCACTCACTGCCATACTTAACACCATCGGATACAATCTTGTAATTGAAAGGAAATCCAAATGATCTCTATCCAGAAGAACGTCCCCGTCCCTCCTCCTGCCGTTGGACGCAAGCGCATCTACCCCTTCCATGAGATGGAAGTCGGAGACTCCTTCTTCAAGCAGGCAGACAATCCCGAACTCCTGCGCGGCAGCATCGCCGGTAGCGCCTCCCAGTACGCCAAGTCCTCCGGGAAGAAGTTCATCTCCCGCATCGTGCACGAGGGTTCTGTCACCGGCATCCGTATCTGGAGGATTGCATGAGCTGGGACCAACGCTTCCTCGACCTCGCCCTCCACGTATCCTCATGGAGCAAGGACCCATCTACCAAGGTAGGTGCCGTCCTCGTGGGCAGGGACAAGCGACAGGTAGCGTTGGGCTACAACGGTTTCCCCTCCGGCGTGGCCGACGACTCCCGTCTCAACAACAGGGAGTCCCGGCTGCGCTACACTCTACACGCAGAGCGCAACGTCCTTGACAACGCGACCTTCCCCACGGCAGGGTCCACCCTCTACACGACCCATCCCCCGTGCTGCGCCTGCGCCCTCAGCATCGTATCGAAAGGAGTCTCCCGTGTGGTATCTCTTCCAATGGATTCGAGCTTCCGTGCCCGCTGGGGTAGCGAGGTCTTTCTCTCGCGCAGCATCCTGGATGAGTGCGAAGTTGCTTGTAATTTCTGATCTCGTCCTTGCCCTGCTCCTCGGTGCAGGCTTCATCGTCATGATGGCATGGGTCCTCGCCTTCTACCTTCTGCCCTTCTTCGGAGTGCTGGCCCTATGGCGCATCGTCTTCTGACGCTGGCCGCCACCATCAACGGCTACCCTCCCGGCACCCCCGTGAAGATCATGCTTGACGAGCGGCACACGGTGGAGCTAGGTACCAGCTACGACATCATCCTCCCTGACGGGACGATGTCGTGGGCTTATCTTGATGAAATCATGTGGAGTGAACCATGCCAAGTTTCTCTCAGCACCCCAACCAGCGCAGGATGAAACTACTCCTGCTGGGGGATCCGGGTGCAGGCAAGACTGGCCTTCTGGCTACCCTTGCCAACCAGGACTACAAGGTTCGCATCGTGGACCTTGACAACAACCTCGCCATCCTCAATGCCTACCTCAAGCCGGGCAAGGCGGAGAACATTTCCTACTTCTCCATCCCTGCCAAGGACCCGGAGTCGTGGAAGAAGTCCGTCAGCATCTCCACCAAGTGGACGCTGCCCGACGAGGACCTCGGTGAACTCACCACCTGGGACAGCAACACCGTGCTCGTCATCGACAGCGCCTCCTTCTGGAACGACACCTGCATGTCCCAGGTCCTCAAGGAGAACGGCATCGCTGACGACAAGGCTGGCTTCGACCAGTCCCTCTGGGGCGTCATGAACAAGCGCTTCGAGACGCAGGTTGCGCGCCTCACCTCCGACCGCTACAAGTTCCACTTGATCCTCATCGCCCACATTCGCATGATCGAGAACAAGAAGACGGGCGGCATCATGCGCGCCTTCCCTTCCTTCCTCGGTCAACAGCTCCCCAACGTGGTAGCCCGCTACATGAACAACGTCTGGCTCGCATCGCGCAAGGACGGCAAGCCGGTGTTGCACACGCAGACCACCCGTGATATGAGCTACCTCAAATGCAGCGCACCCCATCGGGTGCACGCAGAAGCGCCATTCGATCTGGGCGCAATCTTCAAGCAGATCGAACTGTGAAAGGAAAGAAAATGTCCGAGAACATCTACACCCTCGAAGACCTCGAAGGCCGCAAGTTCCTCCCGAAGGGCAAGTACGCTGGCATCATCTGCGGCACCCTCTCCGGTACGACCGCGAAGGGCACCCGCACGGTGCGCCTCCTCATCCGTCCGGAGGAGCCGCTCTCGGGCCAGGATGTCGAGGGTGTCGAGATGAACGTGGAACTCAAGTCCTCCACCTTCTTCGATACCAAGGCCGCCATCGGCATCCTCGCTGATGTGGTGCGTCGCGTGAACCCCTCCGCCATCAAGGCTGGCTCGGCGGTGGAACTCGCCAGCGGCATCGTTGGTGAGCAGGTCAAGTTCGACTTCACCGAGAGGAAGTCGCAGGACGGCACCCGCACCTTCTGGGAGTGCGTCAACATCACTGCCGCCTGACACGTGGCGTCACCTGCCCAGTGGTGAGCGAGGGGGCGGCATCCCCTACCCTATTTCCCCTAGCCGCAGTGCCGGAGCAGGGGTGAGCGGCAGCATCCTCAAGGCTGGAGACTTGCACTGCGGTCTCCTTCCCTGGTCTCCAGCCCCCTGCCGCACTTATACCTGAGTAGCCATGATCTTCCTCTTAGACTACCCCAGCATCCATGAAGTGCGCAGTGGCTCCGCCCTGGTGGGCTACCCTGCAGCCATGCTGGACATAGCCATGCGCTATGCGGGGATGCCCAAGCCTCCCATGGCTACGCTGTTCCGCATCATGCCCAAGTTCTCCAATCCCTCCAGCTACTTCCACTCCAAGAAGGAATGCCCTGATGAAGCCAGAGGCAACCCCTACCACTACCAACTTGGATACCTTAGGTCGGAGTTCCTGCCAGATTACCATCGAGTACGAGACGAGTGCAGGCAGCACAAGTTCATTGTCCCTCTGGGTGATCTTGCCCTTTGGTGCCTTACGGGCGACAAGATGCTGGATCACAGGGGAACGATCCTCTACTGGGAAGATCGCCGTGTCCTCCCAACCCACAATCCCCGGGCTATTGTAAGGGACCACTCCCTCATGCCCGTCCTTGCCATGGACCTCAAGAAGGCATGGCAGGAATCTCTCAAGACACGCAGCGTCTTCCCACGCCGGGCCATCCACATAGTGGAAAGCCCACGGGACATGCACCTCTGCATCGAAGCCTGCCTCAAGTCAGGCTCCTTCGCCTTCGACGTTGAGACCAAGGACAAGCAGATTACCGTCATCTGCTTCGCCCCCTCCCCCAGGGAAGTCTACGTCGTACCCTTCTGGAATCCCCACAGCATCTTCTCCTTCAAGGATGAGCTGCACCTCTGGGCCCTCATCCAGATCCTGTTCCTCCTGCCCCTTGGGCGCATGGCACAGAACGCCACCTACGATCTCACCTACCTCCGTGCCCACGGTATCCAGGTACCCGGTGTTGTTGACGACACAATGCTCATGAGTCATAGTAACGAGATCGAATGGCCCAAGTCCCTTGGCTTCCTGGGTAGCATCTACTGCAACGAGAAGTCATGGAAGCTCTTGCGCCAGAGCAAGGTGAAGGATAGGAACAAGAAGGATGAGTGAACTCTTCGTGGCCCTTGGCTGGGACGACATCACCTACTACATGGCCGACGAACTTGAAGGCCGAAGCCTTGTGCCAGAAGAGAAGCTCCTCCTTGCCATCATCATCCAAGCCGTGGATGATGCCACCAACCCCAACACCCCCGAGCACCATCGTCGTGCCGCTCGCAGCGTGATCTTCTCCTCCTCGGCCACGGAACTCAAGGGCATGTGCAATCTCCTCGATCTGGACTATTCGTTGTTCCGCAGCCGGGTCCAGCGCATGATCGACAAGGGCGAAACCCTGAGGCGATGAACTACGAGCCCCCCATCCTGGTCTACGCCACGCGCACCAGCGACATCACCCTCAACGTCGTGCTGCAGGGAACCCTGCATCGCATCCCCCTCCCCCGGCGCCAAGCCTACCACCTCATGCTCACCCTCATGCTCGCATTGGAGCAGGACCAGTGAAGACCCTCTACTCGGACAACCTTCCTGAGATGGACTTCCCCCTGCAGTACCTCGTGTACAATGGGCTTGATGGCATGCTCACCCAGGAGGTGGCATCGGCAATACCCCGGTGCCCCACCTACGAGTTCGAGCGCAGCCTCCTGCCCATGGTCCTCGACATGATGGAGCGGGGCATACTCGTGGACACCGCGAAGCGCGACGCCATGGTGGCCGAGCTACGCGAGCAACACGACCGTGCGTTGCAGATCTTTGATCGCATCTGCAAGGGGGTGTGGGGACGCACCATCAACCCGCGCAGTTCCGTGCAACTCAAGAAGCTCCTGTACAAGGACCTCCATATCCCGGAGGTCTACGTATCGAAGAAGGGCGAGAGGAAACTCAGCACCGACCGCGATACCTTGGAGCGCCTGAGTCGTGAGCACATACGCGCCATACCCATCTGCCTGTGCCTCCTCACGCTACGTGACCTGGAGAAGACCATTGACACCCTCACCAAGGACCTTTCCCCTCACTCACGATGGCATGCTAGCTTCAATATTGGCGGCACGGATACCGGGCGCTGGAGCAGTAGTAGCCATCCATTTGGTTGGGGATCTAATCTTCAGAACATCGATGACTACATCCGTCGCATATTCGTACCGGATCCTGGCTACGTCTTCGTCAACTGTGATCAACAGGGTGCTGAGGCCCGGGTTGTCGCATACCTGGCCGGAGATGAGAATTACATCAGGGCCATCGAATCCGGAGATGTCCATACCATGGTGGCCGCTATGGTCTTCGGCTTTGAACCTAAGCGCGAGCTGGCGGATCGCAAGTACTATCGAGAGATGTCCTTTCGCGATATCGCAAAGAGAGCTGCCCATGGTTCTAACTATGGTGGAACAGCTCACACGATATCTCGGGTCCTCAAGGTAGACCTGCCCGTCATCGAGGAGTTCCAGGCCAAGTACTTCAAGGCCTTCCCCTTCCTGCGCAAGTGGCAGATCTGGGTAGCCCAGCAACTGCAGACCGTGCGCTACCTCGTCACTCCCTTTGGCAGGAAACGTAGCTTCTGGGGTAATCCCCGGGACGACGCCACCGTGCGCGCTGCCATCGCCTACGTACCCCAGAGTACCGTGGGAGACATGACATCCCACGGATTGCTATCAATCTACCAGAACCTGCCCGAAGTGCAGATCCTCAACAACATCCACGATGCTGCCTTCTGCCAGGTACCCGTGGACCGCAAGGATATTCTTGTACCGGAGATACTTAAATGCTTGACACGTACCTTGGATGTGACGGATATTTGGGGGAAGACCCGCCCAATGCTCATACCCTGGGAGTACCAGGTAGGGATGAATTGGGGCAAGAAGAAAAAGGACAACCCCGATGGAATATCCTGACTACCTAGGCTCCCGCCACTATAGTACACTGCTGGCCAATCGCATCCGCGCCTACTACCGCAAGAAGGACATCGAGGTAGATGTGCGCGTCGAGAAGGAAGGAACCGTCTATGTCGTCCGCAGCAATCTCAGCTTCTCGTTTCCGCCTCCCCGGGCGCCGTGAGTCCACCATCGAGGATCTCTACTTCAACGGGGAACGCTACCATCTCAGCTACTCCACCCTGGGTGGGAAGGTGTGGGAGGTCTTCATCTCGGGCCCCCGCGCCGGCACCGACCTCTACGCCATCTGCTGCACCGCTGCCACCCTGGTGTCCCTTGCCCTGCAGCACGGTGTCCCCCTCGAAGTGATGCGCGACGCCGCCCTTCGTGACAAGGAGGGGAACCCCGTCGAGATCGTAGGAGCCGTGCTGGATGTCCTCGCCAACGCTGGGGCATAGGCCCACCTACCTCAGCAACAACAAGCCCACGCGCATCCAGCGCAAGGGCATCCTCTACGAGAAGAAGGTGGTGAAGCACCTCGCTGAGACCGGGGACCTCTCCACCTTCATCATCCATGGGCAGTGGATCTACTGGGACAAGGCGGTGTGCCAGCCCGACATCATCGTGGTACCCCAGCAGGGACCCATCGTGGTGGTAGAGATCAAGCTCACCCGCAAGCGCAACGTGGAGAAGAAACTCCGCGAGGTCTACGGCGAAGCCCTGCAGCGCATCTTCGCCGGGCGCCCCCTCTCCTTCTGCCAGGTCTACAAGAACCTTGACGGCGGGGAGCCCTTCGCCTATGACCCTTGGGAGCTTCTCACCCTCAGACCCGGAGAGTATGGAGAAATCCTATGGCGGTAGAGTCTAACACGGTTCCCTTCAAGGTCACTCTTGAGTACGACGACAATGAGATTGCCCTCAAGATTATCCCAAATGCCAATGCCAAGGAACTCATAAAGCCGGATAGGCAATATTTGGCAGAGGTCGATCTAGATGTACTCATCTCGCGAGCCATGAAGGGGGCTTCATGGGAGGATGAGTATGGTCGAGTCTGGTACGAACCCAAGCTGGAAGAGTCCATGAAGGACCTGATCAGTTTCGCCTACCAGCAGTTGGAAATCATGCAGGATAACTACAGGACTTTCCCGGAGGATTGATGCCATGAACATCTACTCCAGGAACTTCACGATTCCCCTGCACACCAGCGTGTACCTCATGGGGGATGCCATCGAAGTGATGGTGGACATGGGGGATGGCGAGGGGACGCGAACCCTTGTCTCCTTCGATTCCCTCCTGCAGGAATACCTGCACATGCATGAGTTCGCCTTGGGCGGAGGGTATGGCCCGGAGGCCCTCGCCGACCTCCTCCAGCTACGGAAGCTGGTGGACTCCTACATCCTCAAGGTGCGATCCGCCTCCTCCTCCGCGTCACCCGCGAAGAAGGCAAGGGCTCGTAGCCGCAAAGGCGCCCGTCGCGCTGCAGGTGCTTGACCAGGAGGTCGAACTCCCGCACGTCCACGTGCCGTCGCAGCATGGTGCTGAGCCAGTTGCGCCTCAGCACCTGCACCTTGGGCAGGCAGTTGCATATGCGCATGTACTCATGGGCAGTGTACCCGGGAGGTACGCTATCGATACCCCGGTAGGTGACCTGGTAGTAGCCCTTGAGCTTAGGACGTGAGTAGCTGGAGCTTGACTCTCTCAAGCAGGCCCGCCATTGCAATGGGGTTCATCAGGCCACCAAAGGCACCATAGACCGTGTCGTTACGGGTGAAGCCCACCACGAGGATGGACTCGGCATCGTCTTCCACGATCTTGCGCATCTCGTCCAGCACCGTGAGGAGTTCCTTGGTGATCTCCTCGTCGGACACCTTGGCCTTGGTACCGGGGAAGTCGAAGACGTTACCCACGCTTGATCTCCTTCAGCATCTTCTTCGCCTGGGCACTGAGGTTCTTGGGCTTCCCCTGTGCCATCTTCTTCTTCATGGGTGGCTTCGATACCTGCTGCGGGATCTGCGCGCGGGTGATGGTCATCGCAACTTCCTCTTCTTGGTGATGCACCCCAGGGGGATCATCATCTCCCCCCAGTAGCTGGGATCATTGGTGTCATGCAGGTCCATGGTACTCACGATGAGGACGCTGGTGTCCGTGACCCTATGTACCCAGCCCACCGTGCGGATATGCGGGGCCTGCAGCGAATCGATCTCGCGCTTCTCCCGCCACTCGTGACCCCCGAGGGTCGCGGCGTCAACCCACTCCAGATAGTAGAGGTCACCCTCTTTCACGTTTCGTCCAAGAGGTAGCCGAACTTGCCGATCCCCCTAGCCTCGGAGATCTCTTCGGTCATCTTCTGGATGGCCTGCCGAAGCAGGCTGCAGCACGAATCAAGGCGCGCAGCCTGCTGCTGCTGCCCCGTTTCCGAGCTTTGGAGGAACAGCAAGCTCATGGCTGAGAGGTTTTTCAGTGCCTCTCGGAGACTGTCCCGCCGCGCCCTCAGCTCCAGCAGGCGCCACACGTCGTCGGCAGTAACCTCCGCAGTCTGCTGCGGCCCGTACATGTAGCAGCTACCCACCAGCGGGGGCAGGTCCCAGCTCTCATTATAGTGTGCCATGGAACTTCCAAGCCTTTCCTTCTGTGACGATGCACCCAACGGCGCCCTTCACACCCACCAGCGACCAACTCTTGGGGCCCGCGTAGAATGTGTAGACGATCTCGTCGGAGATGAAGGTAACCTGCGGCTTCTCCCCGA